CATCTGACGTAGATCGAGAGCAGAATCAAGCCTGCTTTCTAATGTAGCTGCACTGTTTTCCATATTAAGTAACGCACCATTGAAGGATATGGCCTCATCACTTATAGCTGCAAACCACCCAGCAGTACCTAACAAGTCTGCAATGTTTTCTAAGTCGCTCTCAAACCCTGAGATGTGTTCATCCCTGAGCTTACCAATAGTGTTACCTAACTGTTCAAAAGCGCCAATCCTTGCAATAATCTGTAGGTCGCCAACAATGGTTTGGAGGACCCCAGAGGTAAAGCCAAACTCTTCTCTAGCCCCACGCATTGCATCCCGTGACATCTCAGTTGCGTCTGCATACTCTTTAACTTGATCCGTCAAGTCACTTAAGTTATCTTCGAAGCTCTTTGAAGCCCCGCCAGACCTCATAAAGTATGCACCTACAGCAGTAACAAGTGGGATAAGGATACCAAGACCAGCAGACAAACCAATAGCAGCGCCCATAGATAGGCCAAGGTTCCCTGCTACCATAGGTAATACACCAACCAACTGTGTAGCCTGTTGACCAAAAGCAACCATAGCATTAGTGCCTGATTGAATCTGCACCAAGAAGTCACCAGCCTGATAACCGACTTGCTGGATAGCCATACCAGTGCTGCTCATCTTACGACCAGCGGTTCTTGCTACATTACCTGACGATTGTTGAGCCTTAGATAGTAGATTAGTATCTTTAGCAGCACCCTGCATACTATTGCCAAGACTGTTTGTGCTATTCTTTAGCCTGTCAACGTCCTTTGCAGCTTCGTTGGCATTAGTGGCAATAATAAGATTGATATCAGCCATGTATTATCCTCATGTAGACTGTATCCAACTCCCTTAAAAGGTCAACCTCTCTTGGTGATATTGGTTGTTCAGTCAATTCCTTGTAGTCTTTTATGTTTCTGTAGCTAATCGGACTTGGGCCACTAAATCCTGGGCTTCTAGTACGGCTTAAATCACAAAAGGCAGACCAGACGTTAGCTAATAGAATAGGAAATTCTGTCGGGGGTTCCAGTTCTTTTAAGCTTCGTCCAACCTGCCTTTCAACTTGCTCTAGGTGTTCTCGTTTTGTTATGCCATTAGCATCTGGCTTACTTAGGTCAAAGTTGAACTCCGCCCAAGTTAATAATTCAGATGCTAGTCCTGAGTAAAAACCTCGCTTTCAGAGATAGCCTCCTCAACTTGACTCTTAAGCCAGAATACTTTTGAATAAATACTCTTCGCCTCTTCAACACTAAACTCAGGCTTCTTTCCATCAAAAGTAATGTCCCAGCCTTTAGTGGTTTTAGCTAGCATAGTGATTGTAGCTACCTCAAGTTCTTCGGCAGTGATAACATTGCGATTACCTTTGACCTGCATCTGCTTTAGGCGAATGTTAGTTTGCTCATGCACAGCAGCCTTGTACTCTTTAGAGTGTGGGGCATACACTGTAATAGTCATCTCACTACCATCGTCGTTAAGCAGCGTTTCGTAAGTATTTGGGTGTTTAAGTACAACCACAATTTCATCAGTTGTCGGTATAAGATTCTTTAAGTCCATGTCAGGTATCCTTAGTTGTTAATCGGGTATCGGGGTGTTAGTGGGAGGCTCAAGCACCCGACATACTCAAGCCTCCCTTCCTACGTAGGAATTAGGTATTAAGTAGTGTCAGGGCGTTCGATGTAGAAGTTAGTCTCTTCTGTTGCATCATACAGTGCTACGAATGGCAGAGTAATAATACGTGAGGTTTGACCATCTACAGGAACATCAGCACCGTTAATCTTGATCTTGGGGAAACCGAAGCTGTATGTGTTAGCGCCAGTTGGGTCATCTACAGATACGATAAGCTCACTCTCGACTTCGTTAATGAAGCGGTTGATAAGTGTCTCATCCTCAAAGTAAGCTGTGAACGTACCTTCTACAGTAGCCATACCACTCTCTAGGAATGGGGTAGCATCATCACCAACTACGAATGTTGGGTTAAGTTCATTGTTGATAGAGAAGTCAATAGATGTGACTGTAGCAATAGCACTAGAGGAAGCTACGTTACCAATAGCTAGGTCGCCTGAGTAGCTATCGAAAGGTTGTGAGATAGTAGCAGCAGTGACAGTCTTACCTGTACCACTGATTGTCATATCTTTACCCATCATACTCATGGTAGACGTTACCATCTGATTAGGTGCAATGGAAAAGCTCATAGCTCCTACGGACATACCTGTGAACAGACGGAACTGAGAGATGTCATTAGCTGCATCTTCAATTGAGAAGTACTTAGGTGTGACACCAACCTTAAGAACGTCAGGGCCTACAGGAGTGTTATCCCATACGCCTTGCATAGCACTCTCAAGGAATGGGTCAAAGTTACCATCACGTAGGTCAACGGTAATGTCACCACCAGATTGTCTGTTACCATGACGGTCTACACGAAGCATGCGGTCAGGCTGAATTTCGTTTCCAGTCACCCGTTCTTTTGTTAGGTTGAGTGAATGTGTGTTATATGGGATAGCAGTGAAGCTACCTGCTGGTGTGGTTCCAAACGTAGATTCTACGATGTAGGAAAGACCACTGCGACTTCCTTGGGCAAATGCCATTTAGTTTCTCCTAAAAGATGTTGTTAGGCTAAGCATAGATATACCAGCCAATGTTTACAGGAACCATAAAGTGAGTGCCATTTGACATACCCTGTTCCCTTTCTGCATAACGAATGCGGACGATGGTTGCACCACTAGCAATGTCTGAGGTAGCCTCAAAATTATCAATGATTAAGTTAGCTAGGGTATCAGCAGCAGCAGGGCCTAAGCCTTCTGGTACACAACATTGAACTTGGAAAAGCCCTTGGTAGAACATCTGAGGATTAAGCCCCCTATGTGCTGGTTCTCTTGTAGTAGGGAACAAACGAGGGACTACGTAAGAGCTTCCTGTGGTTGGCTCAAAGGTGATGTTTTCCCATGCAATAGATGGTACACCTGTGATACCGCTAAGCTGTGTCTCTAGGGCCTGTCTGATGTCGTCATAAATAGATGCCATTATACAAACTTTGCCTTCATCCTAGCGAATACTGCGAACTCACGTTCTACTGATTGAGCTTCTTCTGACCTATTAATTATAACTGCACCACCGCGTTCTACAATCTGATCCTTTAGTATTGCAACATCATTAGCTACTCTACGCTTTGATTGTTCCTTAAGGCTTTGTTTAGCGCCAGGTGGGAGGCTTAGTTTTCCATCCCTTCGTCCAAAAGTAGTTCTGCCACCACCCGATCCTCTGGGCCTGATAGAAAAAGACTCTACCCACGTACCAGTGTCTACAGGAGAGATTTGAATACCATACTGAGCAAGACTAACGATCTTCTCTTCCACAGCATCACCAACCAACTCGTCTATCTTAGACAGTTTATCGTAGAAGCTTCGGTTTATAGTTACTTGCGTTGACATAAGTTATCCTCTCACTTGACAGATATAACAAATACGGGTGTCACCTGACCAAAGCTCTTGAACTCTTACGATCTTAACACCATCGCCAACACCTGAGATAGTATCCTCAGCGTCAGGCAATGGCAGAGCAGCACCAGCGGTATCTACAGCAGGAAGGTAAGCCTTACGATCACCAAGGTAGATATTGTCGTTATCAATCTCAGAAAGATTAAAGTCGGCAAAGAAGCACTTGACTGTGTAGGTTGTATTTGTAGTACTAGCGACTGTACCTGTAGCTGGATCATAAGCGCCATACGCAGGCTTAGTTAAAGTAACTGACCTACCAAACGAATTAATTAGCTGAAGCACATTCTTGGATAGAAGAACTGACATTCGCTGTCCTTATTCGTTAGGGTCATAATAGCCGTATGAACTACCATCTGGAGGATTCTTGAACTGATCACGTCTGAACGAAGGATCATTACGGTCGGTGTTATCTCTAACAGTTTCCATATCAGCCCTGCTAATACCACCACCGATCATACCCAAGGCTCCTGCTGTACGCTTGCCCTGATACTCAAGTCTATCAGCTAAGAGGGAATACTGCACAGCTAAGTCACTGTACTGAGCCATAAGCTGATCATCTAGGTCGATAGTGACCTGTCTAGCGTACTTACCTGAGATAGCCCTAGCGATCCATCCAGCAGCATAATAGGTACTGTTGTTAGTCTGGGTTAAGGCGAAGGCTATCTCTTGGTCTTGTACCTGTGTATCGGATACATTAGTATCACCAACAAGCAATCTTACTACGTTTAGGCGACCTGAGGCTGTCGTAGTGTTTAAGTTATCTTCGTCATATGACCACGACATATAGTTAGTCCCCTTAGTAATTATCCAATAATGGTATCTCTGATAGTGTAGAACTCATCTGTGGCCCAAGTATTCCTACGTAGCCACTGACGAATAAGCCCTCGTTGCTTATCATCAATCTTCGACTGCTTACACTTCTTGTCACCAAACTCTTGTGCTGATGATGTACGGCTCTTAACAATGGCATTTAGCTGAGTAACGAGGCTTCTCAATTGCTCTGAGTTCAACTCGTTAAGGCGATCACCAACTTTGTTAGTCTGCTCTTTTGCACTATTGTGACGGATGAACCCACTAGCATAAAGATTATGGACATTGTGAAGCTGTTGCTCCCAGTCTTCTTTACGAAAGTGTTGGTTGATCCAATTAAATTCTTCGCCTTGTCCCCACGTCTTACCGAATGCTGAGAACGAGGTCTTTACAAACACAGGACGATCTACTTGCCATCCAAATGCGTTATCAATACGGAATTGCTTTTCAGCTTTTCTATCCATTTTAGTTGTCCTTAGTACTATTGAGATAGCTTGCTATCGAAGCTACAAATTATTATGATTGGGTCTTAGGGGTGTATCCCCCAGCAAGATACTAGGAACCACTGGGAGATACTATTGTTTACTACGGTATTAAGCGATTGCGCTAGAGATGAACAAGCCGAGGTCAGGACCAACGACTTTCATGTCATAAGCCTGCTTAACGTGCAGCTCTTCAGCAATACCCTCAACACGGAGGAAGTCGCCTGTGTAGCTCTCTACGGTAACACCGAAAGATGCACCTGGCAGGGAGTTCCATGTGAAGGTCAGACCAGCAGCAGGAGACATGAGACCAGCAGAGCTAGGAGTGTAGCAAAGCAGAACACCGTTACCACCAATAAAGGCGTTAGATTCTGTAATACCCTCAGCAGCAGTGTTCTCCACAGCTTCCATGACAAAGAAGTTCTCTACTTCGAAGACTTCTGCCAACTTAGCGTCAGTGATAAGTGCTGTGTTAGTAACAGTAGCACCACCGTTAAGACGCGCAAGGATGTCAGGGTTGTTGATCAGAGCATCACGAACAGCCTTACCTACAACCATTGTGTTGGGCTTAAAGCCACCAGACACAAGCTGCATAGTGCGACGTGCGCGTGTGATGTCTACAATTGGAGTAGAGTCTGTATAGTCATCCCAATTGATAACCTGAGAGCTAGTTGGACCAGAAGCTACACCAGCCCAGTCAGTAGTCCAGATACCAGTACCGAAGAAATTAGTTACCCAATCCTTCTCACGGTCGATGAGCATGTTATGCATAAGCATATTAGCACCAGCAGAACGGATTTCCAAAGCTGCATCTTCGTTAGCAAGTGTCTGCTCGTCAAAGTCTGTAGCTAGGCCATAGACATCAGCGAAGTAGTTGCTGTTAGAGACCGACATACCGACGCGCTCAGGACGAGTACGTGGAGCCAGAGCTTTACGCTCACCAGAACGGTTAAAGTTCTCGCGGTCATAGATGTAGTATTTATCGGATTGTTTAGCAACGTCCACCATTGGGAAGACTTTACCAGCGATAAAGTTAGATTCGTCTTGCAAGTAGGCCAGCGTCAGGTTAGTGAGCGGCTGATCCAGATGCACTTGACTTGGAGTCAACATAGGCATATTAGTAGTTCCTTATTTTCTATAGCTTCTTAAGCTGCTGCGTTGCCGCCACGGAAGAAGTCGATTGTTGCATAACCTGTAGCAGCGGCTGCATCTACGCAAACACCAACTACAATATCGTTAGTGGCAGCTACGACACCAGCGCCGTTAGCATCTACACCTACGAGTGCGCCAGCGGTCAGACCACCAGTACCTGCAAGCACTTTAACGCGACCATGAGTAACGACTGTAGCAGCCTTACCAGACGCAGGGTCATTGATTAGAACACCGAAAGCAGCATCTGCGTTACCAGCGGCAACTACAGTACGATCAGTCGTGTTCATCTTAACAAAAGTGAACTGAGCAGCACTAAGGTCAGCACCAGCTACCATTGTCTCACGGATTTGATTACCTTGAGTAGACATATTGTTTAGCCTTTCTTATAGACTTCTTTGATGAGAGCTTTACCATCATCAGTTTTGATTACGGCTGCATATGCTTTAGCATAAGTAACCTTTTTGTCAGAGGCATAGGACTTAGCCATTGCTTCCAGTTTAGCTTCGGCATCATCGAAGTCACCATTGACATCTGACTTACCAAATTCTTCCATCTTCTGCTCAAAAGCAGCGTCAGCAGCCTTAAGAGCTTCCATGAGGATTTCCATGTCATCCATCTTAGAAACAGCAGTCAAAAGAGACTTAGCTACTTCAGTTGAGAAGTTCGGGAGTTCCGCTTCTGCTCGCTTCGTGAGGGCCGTATCAGCTTTATCAGCTTCGGCT